ATGACACTCGCGACAAGAGGCTCACCTTTCCAAAAGACAGAACAGCTGCTTTACAACTACATGACACTGAAAAAGGCCATTTCCGAAAAAAGGCGGCACATTGACTTCATCAAAGAGAGCGGCCTCCAGAAGAAAAGCAAGAGCATAACCAGTTTTACCGGGAATAACCCGCTCGAAGCTAAGCCTGAAGATGAAAAGGTCGAGGAACAGATAGCAACGCTCGAAAACACGATAAGAATCACCAAGCAATACTTAGAGGTAATCGAAACCGCGCTTTCGGAAATATCCGATCATAAGTATTATGACATCATCCGAATGAGGTATTTTGATGGCGTCGCAATGGACAAGATTGCCGAACATTTTGAAGTTGATGTGAAAACGGTCAGCAGAAATAAGAACCAGCTTGTTGGAAAACTGGCGATTTATATGTTCTCCGATGAGGTAATCACCGAAATATTCAAATAAAATGTCCGAAACCATGTCCTTTTGATGCCCTTGCAACACCTTATTTTATGTGATATGCTTGGTACAGTTTAAATTGCGATTAAAGCACCGGGGGTTATCAATTCCCGGCGCTTCTTTTTTTGGGCGTGATTGGATGGACTGTAAATCTTGTTGGTTTAACAACTTAAAGCACACCGACAAGCCGTTTTGCATATTGCCTCGCTGCCCCTATCAAGCGAAAGAGCCTGAGAATGACAAGGAAAGGCAGGTGCCGCAAAATGACTGAAAGGCAAAAAAGGTTCTGTGAAGAATATTTAATTGACTTGAACGCGACACAGGCCGCAATTCGGGCGGGGTATTCTCCAAAAACCGCGCAAGAACAAGGTTCAAAATTGTTATCAAAAGTTATTGTTCGCGCGCGTATAGATAATGAGCTTGCTGAACGCTCGAAGCGTACAGGGGTTACCGCTGACAGGATTGTCCGGGAACTTGCCCGCATCGCTTTTGTCAGCGCTCCGGACGTTATCAACCTCGACAGTGCAACCGTCGTTGACGGGGCAACCGATGACGACCTTGCGGCCATCGCTTCTGTCAAGGTCAAGCACTCGACATCCGATAGCGGCGACATGACTGAACGCGAGATAAAGCTTGCCGACAAAATAAAGGCACTTGAGCTGCTTGGTCGCCATAACGGCATGTTTACAGACAATATTAACCTTGGCGGTAATATGGGGGTTCAGATTATAAATGACATCCCAAAAAATACAGGTTAAGCTTACTGACGTAATTGCTCCAGCATTCTATTCCTTGCATTGGGATATTGTAGATAGGCTTCATACATATTACAGACTCCCAGGGGGCCGAGGATCTACAAAGTCAAGCTTTGTTTCCGTTGAAATAATCCTTGGAATGATGGACGATGCCAATAATGGTAAGTTCACAAACGCTGTTGTATTTCGCCGGTATAAAGTTGACTTGCATGATAGCGTATATGAACAGTTGCTATGGGCTATTGATAAGCTTGAGGTATCCAACAAGTGGAAGGCCACATTATCACCCCTTAAACTGACTTACATGCCAACAGGGCAAGTTATCTTGTTCAGGGGGGCGGATAAGGTAACAAAGGCAAAATCAATTAAAGCATCAAAGGGCTATATAAAATACCTATGGCTTGAAGAGCTGGACGAATTTGAGGGCCCTGAAAAGCTGAGAAGCATAAGACAATCAATTGTCAGAGGCGGTGATGAATTTACCGTCTTTTACACTTATAATCCGCCTAAATCGCAGCGCAGCTGGGTAAATGACCCGGTTCAGTGGAATAGGCCTGACACATTGTCTCATCACAGCGATTATATGAGCGTTCCAAGACAATGGCTCGGGGAACAGTTTATCGCCGATGCTGAGCATCTTAGGGATACAAAGCCTGAAGCATATAAGCATGAATACCTTGGCGAAGTCACCGGCACAGGCGCGGAAGTGTTCACAAACCTTACAAATCGACGTATCACGGATGAAGAAATCAAACGCTTTGACCGTATTCGGCGAGGTATTGACTGGGGTTATGCTGCGGATCCATTCCATTATACTGTTAATCATCTTGATAAAGCCCGCAGGATGCTATACATATTCTATGAAATCCATCAGGTTAGGCTTAGCAATCGCGCATCTGCGGCCCTTGTAAAAGCTGAAAACAGGAACAATGAAGAGGTCGTTTGCGATAGCGCCGAGCTTAAGAGTATTGCCGAATACAATGATGAACATGGAGTAACGGCTTTGCCTGCAAGAAAGGGCCCCGGAAGCGTTGAATATGGCGTTAAATGGCTTTCTGAAGAACTTGAGGAAATTATTATAGATTCTGAACGTTGCCCAAATACTTGGCGTGAGTTCTATGGTTATGAGCTTGACCGGGACGATAATGGTAACTTCAAAGCCGGTTATCCTGACAGGGACAATCATTCGATAGATGCCGTTAGGTACAGTCGTGAAGATGATATGCGCAATGTAAAGGTAAGGTGATTTAATTGCAAATTACAAACATGGAATTAATAAAACAAAAGCTGGCCATTGAAGGTAAACTTTCAATAAGCAATATCATCAAGCAGATTTTAAAGGATGATATGGATAACCATGCCAAAAAGATGATGATTGTCGGCGAAAGGTATTACAACGGACAGCATGATATACTTGATCATGATTTCCGAGCGTCTACCGTTTACGAAGATGATCAAACAGCCTATGGTACTCAAATTGTCAACGAAAACAACAGTAACCACCATAATGTACACAATATATATCAGCAGCAAGTAGACCAGAAAACTGCATATATCATTGGTAAACCTCCGAGCATAACGGTTGAGGGTGCGGAAAAGGATTCAAAACTAAAGGCATTTGAAGACAGGATCACCGCTGTTAGTTCGGATGAAGAGTTTGCTGATAAACTTAACGATTATATAACATCTGCCAGCAATAAAGGCGTTGAATGGCTTCACTTTTATTACGATAAAAACAGTTTATTGCACTATACAATTACGCCGGCAGAAGGGATTATTCCTTACTACGATACTGATTATCAGGAAGAGCTTACGGAATTAATCCGGTATTATTCTATTGTTGTCATAAACAATGGCAATGAAGAACTTCGTAAGAAGGTAGAATGGTGGACAAAGCAAGATGTAACGTATTACGAAGAAACGGAAAAAGGCGAATATGTTCTTGATATAACTCGCCGCCCGAATCCACACGCCCATTGGTACAATATCACAACAGTTGACGGCGTTGAAAAAAGCGTGGAGCCTCAATCTTGGGGGAGAGTACCGTTTATACCCCTTTTTAATAATAGCCGGCATTCGAGCGACTTAATGAGAATTAAGGGCCTCCAGGATGCCTACAATCTGATATCAAGCGCAACAACCAACAATCAGATTGACCTTGTTGAGCTGTATTGGTTAGTGCAGGGTTACGGAGGAGAGACAGCAAAGGCGATTCAGAGAAAGCTGCAAATTAACAAGGCTGTCAATATATCAGATCCAAGTGGAAAAATAACAGCAGAACAGGTGACGTTGAGCGTTAGCGATCGTATTGCATGGCTCAAATTACTGAGGGATGATATGTTCCGTATAGGTCTTGCCGTTGACATTGACGATGATAAGCTTGGAAACGCCCCTTCCGGTGTATCAATAGCTTTCATGTATACACCTCTTGACCTAAAATCAAACATGCTCATTATTAAGCTTAAAAAGGCAATGAAAGGCTTTTTCTGGTTCATAACACAGGATATAAACATTAAGGAAGGAACCGATTACGACAGCTCACTTGTGTTGTTTGATGTCAAAAAGAGTAGAATCACAAACGAGCAAGAAACAATACAAATGATACGGGATTCGCAAGGCCTTGTTCCGGATACTATTCTACTTGCAAAACATCCGCTTGTTGATGATGTCAACCAAGCAATAGCCGACCTTAAAGCGCAGAAAAAAGAGCGCGCGAAGATGTTCCTTGACGATGATACGCCGCCCGGAGATGATGAAGAATGAAATCCGCTGAATATTGGGAAAAAAGGGCGCTTGACAGGGAATCACGAGCAAATAAGGCGGCTGACGCGGTTTTACATAAAAAAATCTATAATTCGTATGACCGCGCTGCAACGCAGATAACTCAGGATGTCAACAAAATATTCACCAGGTACATGGTCGATGGGAAGCTCTCAGAGAATGAAGCTAAGGCGTTGCTCAGCTCCACTGAAAGCGAAGACGTTTTGAAGCAAATAAAAGATGAGCTTGAGTCGATTACGGATCCTGAGGTTAAGCAAAAAGCATTAAACCGGCTCCATGCTCAGGCGTATGCGGCCAGGATAACCCGCCTTGAAGCCGTCAGGGAGCGTGTATATACCGAAATGGCGAAGGTCTCTGATGATCAAATATCAAAGACAAAAAGCCTATTAGGTGAAACGGTCGAAGAAACCTATTACAGAAGTATATTTGATATCCAGCAGGGGACAGGAATGGAATTTGACTTTGCCGATCTACCCAAAAAGAGTATCGATTCTGTCATCAATGAGAATTGGAGCGGCAAACACTTCAGCAAGCGCGTGTGGTCTGATACACAGTTGCTTGCGGATGAAGCCTATAAAACAATATCTACAGGTCTTATGTCTGGCCTAAGCATACGCCGTATGGCCGATCAGCTTGATGATACAATGCTTTCAGGTAAGTATGCAGCGACACGGCTTGTGCGAACAGAAACGAATAGATCTTATAATGCCGCTGAAAAGCTTGCATATGAAGAAACCGAGATTGATGAATATCGGTATCTTGCAACTCTTGACAGCCGGACTTGCGAGGTGTGCGGGGCTCTCGATTCAAAGGTTTACCCGGTCAAGAGCGCAAAAGAGGGCCTTAACTACCCGCCGATGCACCCGAACGATCGCTGCACCACCGTTGCCAATTTTGGGGATGAAACGCTCGATAATCTCAAACGCCGTGCCAGAGACCCGGAAACTGGAGAAACCAAGTTGTTGAATGACAACATAAGCTTCACAGAGTGGAAAAAGAAAAATAATATTGTGTCGAGTGACTTTGAACCCTAT